CTGGATGCTCCTTTGCTAATCTTAAAAGTTTCTTTGCTGCTTTCTTGTCCTTCATTCATACTAGTCTGGATACCCATCATCGTCATCCCAAATTTCATCATAGTCTGAGATAGGGGCTGTGCCTTTGTATTTATAGGCTGACACATCAGAATATATTTCAGACTCTAATGAATCTACTAGCAACTTTAAATTCTTAACTATTAGTTTTAATTTATCTCTTTCCATTATCTTTTTAAAAAGTAATGATTGATGACCTCTATCTGATCATGATACCTAGCAATCTTATCTAACTCTACTTGTATTGCCTCAGTAATATCTGAATGCTCTCCAATACCTGCAGGATGTTCTAA